TTTTCGTCCATCCAAGCCAAAAACGAAGCCTCGTCCTGAAGCAGTACTAACTCTTCCTCGTAGCTTTCCAAGAGCAGGCGTATTGCTGAGGAACTTTGTCTTAAGTCGCTTACCATCTCTTGCACTTCCTCCAACGATACTTCCGATTTTTGCATCTCCTGCGCCGTAAAGAAAAGCGTAGATGAAAGTCTTTGCTTGGTCTCTAGTCTCAAGGCCCGCAGCCAACTGATTTGCTGTGTGAATATCTCCTGTGAGTATTTCATTAGTGTATGCCTCATCTTTCATGTAGTGCGCCAGCATTCGTAGTTCTAAACCACTGGCATCCATACCAACCAAGCTATAACCTTCAGGTACTGTCCAGCAAGCTCTACATTCTTGGCCGTAAGGCGAGTAGACTGCTGGTACTTGACCCATGTTAGGGCTTGAGTGTGTCATACGGCCTGTTACAGCGCCGTTAGCGTTTACGTAACCGTGTACTCTATCGTCATCCTTAACTGCTGTTATCCAGCTCTGTATCTGTGCTATACGCTTCTGAACTAGAAGGTACTCACCAATCAGTGCAGCCTCTGGTATACCCTTGACTTTATTGAGTACTGACTCATCTACTATGGGCTGACCCTTCTCAGTAAATGTCTCAGGCTTCCACCCAAAGTACTGTAGGTATCGGCCTATCTGTTGGCGCGAACCTAAGTTAAACTCAGGGTAATCAATCCTACTAAAGTCTGCTACTGCTGTCTCCCACTGCTCACCTAAGAACTTCAGGCCAACGATGGAGTACGTACCGTCTTTCTTAACCTTCGGTGATACTTGTTTTATAAAAGTAGGTAAAGGTCTGAACTTAGAATGTACACTATCCTCTAAGTCAAGCTTTTTCTCTTTTAATTTAGCTAGTAGAGTGAATGCTTTTCTCTGGTCTAAGAGCCAACCGTTCTTGATTTGTTCTGCAATAATAACCTGTACCTGATGTTCAAGGTCAAGGCTTTCACCTCTAAAACCAGCAAGTGATACGATGAGCTTCTTATACACCAGTTCATTAACTCTAACGTCTTGCTTACAGTACTCCACCATATCCTGAGAGAAATTAAGCCAATCATTATAATCTCCTTTAGGGCATCCTAACTGTTCACCCCAGCTATCTAGTGAATGACCGCCTTGGCGTGAAGGCTCTGCCAAGCGTGACATAACAAGTGTGTCAGTTATCTTCTTACCATTGAAGTCTACGTTCCAAAGCTTTTTGAGTGCTGGTATATCATAGCCAATTATGTTGTGGCCTATGATTTCCATCTGCTCAGAGTAAAAGTAATCTTTAAAAGTAACCTCACTGGTAAACACCAGCTCCTTAGCTGTGCTTACTTCACGTACTGCAACACACCATATAAGAGTAGGCTCTAGCCCGTTGGTTTCAATGTCAAAGACTATCTTCTTCATCTACTTAGAACTCCACGTTAATCTCAGGCATGGGAGGCGGTACTGACTCAAGTCTCGCAGTAGTATCGTTGTATAGTAACCAGCCAGCAGCCCCTGTCTTACCTGTCCGTCTACACTTGACAAGCTGAACAAAAGTACAGTTTCTAGCGTGGTCGTCCTCAGCTAACTTGTCTCTGCTTAAGAGTATAGTGTTAAAGGCTATCTGATTAATGGATGACGAACCCTTGAGGTCGTACTCTCCTACATCATGTGCGCCCTTGCCTTTCTCTGGCTGTCGCATATGACTAATCAAGATAATACTAACACCTGTATTCTTAGCTATCTTCAAGCATCTGTCCATGAAATCATCAATAGTTACGTTGTCGTTACTACGGACGGCGGCCTGTAGCGGGTCAATCACTACAACAGAACACTCTAAACCTTTAACCAAATAATGTATCTTCCCAAACAACGCCTCTGTTTCAGAAGACCCTTGGTGGTCTAGCATGTGCAAGTTATCTAACTCAGACATCTCTAAGTACTTCTTATGGTATGCCTCATAATCCCTATCGGCGGCAGGTATGTTACTAATATTGATGCCAGCATACGGTGATAGTAAATTCTCTACTGTCTCACCAACATCCGACTCTAAAAAAATACAACCAATACGCTGATTACTCTCTGTAACAAAACCGTTGATTAGATTGGATACCATTGTTGTCTTACCGATACTAGTCAACGCGCCAATAACTGTTACTTCGCCAGCGACTATACCACCGTTCATCTTCTCGTTTAAGTCAGAAAAGCAACTTGGCAGTGGGATAACTTCCTCTGTGCCACGCTTGAGAAACTTCTCCCAAACACCTTCTTCGCCAAAACTAATAATACCGTCAGGCTGGTACGTCTTAGCGTTCCACCACTCTTTAACAAAATCCTGCACCTTACGCTCTTTAAGCATCTCCCCCGCGTCTTTCAAAGGCAACGTAATGTTCTTGGCCTTATTAGGTGTGAAGAGACTAAGAACTTCTGCGGCTGCTGCCTGTCCGGCTTTGTCGTTATCAAAACAGATACAGACATTATCGAAGGTCTCCAGCCATTCAAGGTTGGCTCTAATATCCTTGGAGGCTCCTGCTGCGCCTGACCTGATTGATACTACTGGCCACTTACCATCGAACATCTCACAGACAGCCATTGCATCGACCTCTCCCTCTGTGATAGTGACGTACTTGCCTCCGCTTTTAAATGCCTGTTGTCCGAATAACCCAGCGTTATTAAAATCTCCCGTTGCGTAGAATGATTTGTTTTCTACACCACGCACCTTAGTGCCTATGGCGTAACCTGTGTCTTTATCGTAGTACGGGTAGTGGTGCTTGACAATCTTGCCCTCTGGGGAGAATTCTACAGTCACACCGAACTTAGCTGCGATTGTCTGTGAAATCTTCCTATCGGGGATTGACGCTATAGTTCCTGTCATCTCAAATGCTCTTGTGGGTTTCTTAATTACATCAGCAAAGTCTGGGGCAGTTCCGTTGCCCCTCTCGTAGTGACCACACCCACCGCTGAAGCAGTGAGCGTGTCCATCAGAGTACCTTGCAAGGTTGTTGCCTGAACCACACTTAGGACATGGCTCATGCTTTACAAAGGTAGACTCTTCTCTCATCCTTAAAAATCCTCTGCGCCTTCCATCTCTGCTACTTCCAGAACCTTGACCTTATTGAGGTAAGTACCAATACCGTGTACAGGGTGCGGCTGACCGTCTGTATATAGTAGCCTGACTTTAGAGCCTCTGGTCACTCGACCACTAAAGGCTGACCCATCAGGGTTTAGTACTGGGACGTCAAACTTGCTGCTAAACTTACGCTGTTTGACACCCTCATATTCTCTCAGCTTGACACCCTTAGCATCTAGCTCATCTGCTGTGGCATCATCTAAAGACACTACCAGAGAGAATTTACCAGTGCTCTGACCTTGATACATTTCGTGCTCATTCAGGTTCTCGAATGCTACTGTACCTTCTAAAGTTGCTAATGACATAATTATTACCTTTCAGTTAGTTATTAAATTGATTTATCTTCTTAAGTATACTTTAGTTAGTTACTTTAATGTTTAATCTTAAAGAACATAACATAAGTTCAGTCTAGCATTAGTTATACCCCCTGTCAACCTCAAATTCATCTAAACTCACTGTAAAATCAATTTGAGTGTCAACTGTTGCGTCAAAATCAGTGTAAGCTTTAGTTGAAATCTTACTACAGCTATAACACATTCCTACCATTGTGTTTCCTGCACCGTAGGTTTTATCTAGCTCTGCCCCTGTCAATATAACGTCACATGCTTTGCATCTACTCATCTCTGTTACCCCCGAAGGCGTTGTCGTATTTCTGTTTAAAGTCGCTGTAAGGCATTGCGTGGTATTCCTGTCGCAACCTATCAGCGGCCATTGCTTGCATCTCTGATACTGTCATACAATAAAGTTGATACTCTACTAGCTCGCTAACTAAAACGTACTCTGTGTCGGCTAACCAGTCGCTCTGGTGGTCGTACCCTATCAACTGCTCTTTAATCTTACTCATCTGTACTACCTCTCATCTCATCAATTGCGTAGTAGAATAAGCCCATCACTACCATTGCCCCTATAACTGCCATTCGTCCTCGTCCTCTTCATCGGTGAACGTGTAAGGTAAACCGTAGCTGATAATAATGCAAGGTAGCAGTATAATCATGCCCTCGAAAGGCAAGGCCTCGGTCTCGCCCGTCAGGTTGTTTTGTGTCCATACCGGTCTAGATTGACACCATTCAATATCGATTCCAGTACCTGTACGCCATTCTACTGATAAAAATTTACCCCATAACATCATGCTCATACCCTACCCCCCTTTTCATGTATTAGACCCGCATTGTAGCCGTTGTTATAGACTATCGCAAAATGCCCGAATTCTTCTGAGAGGTTGGGTACTATCTTTTGACGCTTCCCGTCCTCAAAGCCTCTTAAGTATATAATATCTTTGTCGGTGGTGTTGGGTTGCGCCGTCTCTCGTTCTTTAATAAAGACACCATCTACCATTTTACCCTTTCTATCTTTTATATCATCATAGGCAACCTGAAGGCACTCAGAGAGGCCCAGATTGTTCCGTGTGGCGATATTGATAAGAACCACTAGGATATCCCCTATATCATCCGCAACGGGCTGAGACAGCAGTATATTCGTTTCTAGCTCCTTTACTTCTTCTAACAGCTTGCCATTAAATTGTTGTAAGTCTGTAGACCCTTCAATCAGGTTTCGGTCGTGGTGCCATTGTTTAACCTTGTCTATTAAATCATCCATTTTTAATTCTCCTCATCTAGCCATTGATTATCGCCGCGTTCGTCTGCAAGCGCCTCGTCTAT